GTTAAATAACCAGCCTTGCACTGCATATAGGCCATATGACTCTCTATAAACTCTAACGATATGCCTTGCGGCACACTTGGCTGCACCATATGGAGACTGAGGTAGTAGCGGATGATTTTCATCTTGTGGCGTATATACGACATCGCCAAACTCCTCAGAAGAACCTGCGTTATAAAATCGGCAATGAGGAGCAAATCTACGGATAGATTCAAGTATATGCAACACCGAGCTTGCGTCTGTATCCCATGTTTGAATAGGGTATTCCCAGCTACCTGCAACGAAAGATTGAGCTGCAAAGTTAATAAAATAATCTGGCTGAATGTCAATGACTACATCTCGAATACTATGGGCGTCGTTTAAATCCATATTAATTAGTTGAAATCTAGGCTCATCTTCTAAATGCAAAATATTTTCATGATTTTTAACGCTAAGCCTGCGCGCAGTGCCGTAAAGCATGAAATCAGTTTTACCAAATTCTTGTTTAAATAATTTCAAAAGATAGTCCACCATGTGGCTACCATCTTGACCCGTTACTCCTGTTATAATTATTTTTTTCATTCTATAAAAATTATATTACATTATTAAGGTTTTTAAAGTGGTATATCTTTATTTAAGTCTTTTATCATTTCATTTAAATTTATATACTCAGGATAATCTCCGCAGTATTGTTTAAGTCCCTTAGGTAATGATGGATGCATATTAGGATACCCAAAGATATCATCAGATTTTATTTTTGATTTAAAATCTTCAAACTTATTCCAAACATTTTTAGTCCATTTTTCATATAGTGGAATATTATTCGAGTTTCCTGTTGGTGGTTTTGTGTAATGATTAATTTTACTTTTTACCCTAGTCTCACCTACCCATGCAAAATGATAACATGATTCATCTTCTACTTTACAACTATTGCAATATTGTGAAGAAATGTTGCAGTGTCCGTAAATATTTCCTGGTTTATGTCTCGCAATTCTAGAGAAAAAGTTCCATCTATCTGATTGCTCATCAACAGTGATTGTTTTATGATCCTTTAAAAAAACATAATGATCTATTTCAATGGAGTTTACTTCTAGGTTTTTTTTAAAAATGTCATCAACTTTTTCAAGTAATGACTTGTTGAAAAATTCATCTAAATCAAAGCACCAAAAAGAATCAATATCATCCCGAACATAAGATGATCCAACTGCAAACATTTTTCTTTTCTGAAAAGAGCCGTCTCCTTTGAAATTTGTTACATCGGACAGATCAGTCTTTTCGATTAAAATAATTTTGCTATCTGGATCTGGATAATCTTTTATAAACTCATGAGATCCATCGGTAGAGAAATGGAAGTTTGGAGTTCCTACATTTAAATCATAAAAAATTAATTGATCAAAATTATCATACAGAAAATCCATTTTTTGTTTTAAAAATGGAAGTTCATTGTAAAGAATGCTAAAGTGACATTTTCTCATTTAGTAAAGCTATTGTTTAAAATAATCTTTAATATGTTTGCAAATGTATACAACCTCAGACTTTGTCAATTCAGGGTAGCTGGGCAACATTAAAACGCTCTTCCATAGCTCATCTGCGACACAGTCATTAGGGTATTGACTTAAGTGTTTGTGCTGATTTATTGGTGGGAACATACTGCGTGAGTCAATCTTGTTTCTGTATAAATTTAATTGTAAATCTGCCGCTGATTTTAATTTGCATTTTATAGAAAACATCCAATTTGAATGTGATGTATCTACTTCGGCTTCCTGAAAATCTATTTCATCAACCATGCATAATTCTTGTTTATAAGTATTGAATATTGTCCGCTTTTTTTCCAATATTTCATCTAAGATTTCTAGTTGCCCTAGGAGTATGGCAGCTTGAACATTGGTCATGCGATAATTGTAACCTAATTTATTGAAAATATAATTACTAGAACAGTTTCCTTGATTTTTAACGGAGTTGAGGTGCTCAAATAATTCTTCGTCATTAGTGAAAACTGCTCCGCCCTCGCCACTTGTTATGGTTTTATTTCCAAAAAAAGAGACAGAAGAAAGTAATGAAGCGTTACCGCTTAAGGTGTTGTTGTATGAACCTAAAAAACCCTCGCAATTATCTTCAACAAAAATGGTACGATTACTCCAATCGCGAATGCTGTTTTGAATTTTAGGTACATTTACTATATTCCCAAGATTGTGAACGACGAGAACGCCGATCATTCTTGCGTGATCTAAATGAGGCATGATGTCTTTTAGGTTATGCTCTGCATGTATTGCGTCAATATAGTTTGAGTTCCAGGTGTCTGGATTCATTTCGGCAACTCTAAAAATATAATCTTCTGACATCATAAAGCTATTCCACGCGGCAACATATACGCCGTTTGGAACAATCAATGTATCTATGTCAGGGTATTTGTGCTTTAGACCTATAGAAAGTAAATGGGTCGCAGAAGTTCCGCTATTGGTTAAGAGGGCGAATTTAGATTGATTTTTTTCTTTAACCATATCTTCTGCCTGAGAGACGTATTTTCCTTGAGAAGATATCCAGCCAGAATCTATAGCTTCGTGCGCATATCGCAGACTATTGGGAGGTAAATAAGGCTTGTAAATTGGTATCATTGTCTGCCGCTAAATTCGACTGATATTTGTTTAATAAGTTTTGTGTTTTCGTTGAATAAACTTTCCGTCATCTAAATCTTTTCCAGATAAGCCAGATTTTATAATGTCTATGATTTTTTCATCTATCTCATCGATAATTGAATTTCTTTGGACATTAAGGTCTGCAACTTTTTTGAAACAATTAAAGATCGCTTCTTGATCTTTTTCGTTAGACAAGTATTCTTTTTTGAATTGATCGAAATCCATGTGTCTAATTGCGTAATAAATCTCTTGATTATTCCACATTTTAAGATCAGCTGTAATTAATTTATCTATTAAACTGCCTATTGTATCTGCCATAATATTATTATATAGTTAAATTTATTTATTTCCATAATTTTAAAATTTAAAGTTCATTTATCGACTTAATTTCTTTCCCTTTATATGTTGCACATTTTAAAGGAGGGTATATCATGGCTCTTATAAAACGCTCTTTTTTGTCAATGGCCCAGGATTCATCTATTTCTCCGCTATGAGGGCAGCCTCTTTTATTATATGTTATGGTTCCTTTTTGTTCTGAGCCTGCGTAACCATTTTCAATTAACGATAACACTTTATTGAAAAATTTTAAGGCTTCAAACATTGTTCTTTGATATAAGGTTTCTTGAGTATCAAATTCCTCTATTAATACTCTTTCTTGAAGAATTATTTTACCATCATCGATTTTTTCATTCATGAAGTGATATGTAAAGCCAGCTTCTTTATCTCCATTTATTAAGGCCCAAGTTAGACTACTACAACCTCTGTATTTTGGCAATAACGACGGATGGAGATTGAAGCTGTTTTTTGTCAATACCTCCGCTGGAATGATATAAGAGTAATATACTGAAATCACTATGTCTGGATTAAAAGGAAGGTTCTCTTTTTTAATTTTTTCTAAAGAATAATTTATTTTTAATTTTTTACAGTAGTTTTCCATATCATTAATATAATAAGGTCTTCGCTCTGTATAAACATATAGATTTACATCTTTTCTCGAATGCAGGATCTCTAAGGCTTTGCAGCCTGCCCAGTTTGTTCCGCATAATATAACGTTTTTTATTTTCATGTAGAAATTATTTTGTATTTTTCTTTATTTCTGAAATTTAAATTGTCCCTAATCGGGTAAAAAAATGCTTTTTGGTTTTCTTTTGGTATATCTAACATTTCAATTAAGCAGAGTAGGCCGCCATTCATTATATGAAGCTCTTTAGCTCTTTTTATTATAGGCTCCATTTCAAAAATATTCAAGTCTGGTATATTTTTTACTACTTGTAGGTTAGTTGAAGCTTGAAATGTAAAGCCTCTGCGCTCATCATCAAAAACGAAGGCGAAATCTTCTTTTGGGCAATATTTTTCAATTATATGCCGCTCATTAAGTTTAGGAGATGACCAGTGTGTATATTTTATATTGTAGTCTAAATTTAAGAGGTCATAAAAAGCTTTGTCCCAGTATATATCTGAAAGATGTCTGCCATGCGGTATTAAAGTTCTAATTACATTTAAATTTAAATCTTTTGATATTTGATTGGATTCTTGATCTTCATTTATTCCTGGTATCTCTACGACTTCAATGTCTTCGTAATCCTTGTATAAAAAAGATATATTTTGCACATTCCGAGTTTTAGTTAGTACATGTATTTTCTTTTGAAGTTCAATTCTAAGGTAGTGAACAATGCCACAGCAAGATATTTGATCTCCAAGCCCTAGGTGGGATCTGAATAAAATGTCTTTATTAAAAAACTTCATTGACTATAAGATATGAGCGGTACATTAAGGAAAATGCCCCTGTATCCATTGCGCACTAAGTCTTGGCAGAATTTACCATCTTCTCCCATTTCCTTTTTACCGAAAGAAATTTGCTGATACTTTAATGATTTAAATATTTCTGATTTTACTGTAAGGTGCCCGTGGCAAATTGCGAAATTATTATCTACAATTAAATTTGTATGAGTAGAATTTATACTGAAGTTATGATATGTGTCAATATTTAATGATTTAATATTTTCAAACTTTGAATTGTTGATTTGATAGTTGTGAAGCAAGAAATCGTAACCTTGTATGTGATGTTTACAAAATTCAATTTTTTGAGGATGCGGAATATCGTCAACATCAAAAAACATAATATAATCAGATTCGCTCATCGATGCTCCAGCGTTTCTCGCAACTGATTGAACACACCTTTGTTCTTGATTTGTGTTTTTTATTGGGACGTTTTTATTATTAATTTGTACGTTTTTATACTTTTTAAGTAAATGATTCTTTATGCCGCTAGAGGATATTATAATCTCGTCAGGAGTGTCAGTTTGGTTTTTGAATTGCTCCAGTAATCCGTCAAGCAAATAAAAATCTAAATCATAACATGTAATACATAAAGCAATACTCATTTTACCATCTTTCTATTGGGCCCACTTGATTGTCTGCAGTTATACGTTCTCCTATAAAAGAGCCATGTTTAAATGGTTGGTGATTTGGGAATTTTATGCCGTTATGTCTTTGCCTATCGTCGTGTTCCAAGAAATTTTTGTTATATTTTTCGTATAAAAAATGCAATGATCTTTGATCGTCATTATAATGGGTTCCAAAAGATGAATTAATCACTTGTTGGTATGCTTGAACTGTGTCGATAGGACCTTGCGTTTTTGCGCCCCATAATCCACCCATAACATAAAGATGGTGATGAAAGTGATCACGCATTGAATGAAACTGAAAATCACTATTCTCCCATTCTAAAACAGCTTGGTATTCTTTATCTGAAATTCTAGAATCACAATCCCTACTCACAAAGATTGAAATTTCGGAGTCTAACATTGGTTTGAATCTTTCAAAAAGCATTGAAAAATCTTTAGAGCTTTCTGATAAAATAATTTTGCCTCCGACTTCTTTGATTTTTTCTTGAATATCTTGGCTTACTGATGGGTGAGTATAAAACCAGCTTTCCCAACCTGAATAAAATTCACTACCAATACTTTTGGCGTTTTCGATTGCACCGACTGTATAATGCTCGCAGTCTCCCCAGAGTGAAAATGATACTACTTTTTTCATGTTTTATATTTTGATTGTATTTCTTTATCGTGCGATTCTGACTCTTTGATTTTAGCTTGAGAGGCTGAATCAGGCCTATATAAAAAGTCACCAATGATATCTTGAGTTCTTTTAAATCTCATGCCCATCGAAAACATTCGCAACCACATGTCATAATCCGCAGAAGAAAAATATTTTTCATCAAATTCACCAGCGTCCATCAGGGAGGCTTTTTTGACTAAAGGAAATGGCCCACAGGGATTAATTGTAAACATTAATTTTTTCTCTGATTCAGATAGTAGGGAGTCAGTTAAGTTTTTCCAATATTCACCTATAGGTAGGTTGTTTCCGCCAATTTCAGATACGAAATTGTGAACTCCGTAAAATAAATCTATCTCTGGAAACTCTTCGATATACCTATGATAGGTTGAAAGGGCGCAAAAATTAAGCCTATCGTCTGTGTTAAAATTCATAACATATGGAGTGCTAGCTTTAGCTACTGCCAAATTCCATGCTCCATAAATGGATAAAAATCCAGGTTCAAAAATAGACACATTAATATGTGAGTTGAATTTAAAATTTTTAATTTTCTCAAGAGAGCCATCTGTTGAGCCCGCGTCTATGAAAAATAATTCAAAGGCTGCGCAAATCTGAGAGTTGATATTATTTAAATAACCTTCAATCCATTTAATTGAATTATAAGTAGAGCAGTAAACCGTAATTTTACTTGTGGATAAAGTAGACATCTTCTCTTTCATTTTGGTATTGTTTAAATTCACTACAAACAGGTTCGCCCATAATAAACTTTTTATCTTTGAATTGTGATCTAAGTAAATACTGGCAAAGCCACATATCTGAATTGAATTCTGGAACACCCATAGATTCTCTAACCTCCACAAATTTAGAGTAAAAGTTAGACATATCTTCATAAGCTCCACCAACTACTCCCATATTAATTAAATCCCACAAATCAATGTTTAGCATAAACATCATTTTATCCTCGAAATTAAATTTGTCATGAACATTTAAATAATCCCCAAAATGCTTAAGTTTAATGCTGTCTTTGCATGCGAAGTAAGATATGTCGGGATGATCCTTGATTAAGTTCAATGGGCTCTTTACGACCTTTACATCTGAAGCATCAGCATGAAAAACGTAATCAAATTTATTCTTTTTTAAAAAATCATTGAAACAAAAAAACCGATAATCATTATTTGAGTATTCGAAGTCTCCTACTTTTATAAATTTTATATCTTCTGTTGTATATTCCTCAATAAAAGCGTCAGAAAGATTATCGTGAAATATAAAACCTTTTAATTTTAATTTATCAACTGATTCGTACCAAGGTTTAATGTATTCAATTTCATTGTTCTGCACTTTACCATCCGCAGCCCTTCCTACGACATAAGCATCAGTTGGGCTATTTGGGTGTTTCTTTTTAGAAAAATAAGAAGTTAGAATAGCTATTGAATCTGACATTATATTATTATATATTAACTTAGATAAAAATCCATAAAAAAGGGGCGCAAAGCGCCCCTAAATTAAACTCAATAAAGAGTTAGTTGTTACTTATCAGAACTTGTAGATTTCTGGAATAAGGCAACAATTAGCAAAAGCGTAATAACTCCTGCAAGACTTGCGCCTTGTCCTACAAATCCAGTAACTACTTCTTGGAGATTTCCAATTACATCAATTGGAGCTCCAGTACCGAATACAACTTGAGCGACAACAAGAAGCCCAATTAGCGTTAATAACAAGCTAGTGACTCCACCAGCATAAGTTTTGATTATTTCTAACGTATTTTTCATAATAATTAAAATTTAACAGTTAAAGCAGTTCCGAACACAAATTCGCGTTCATCCAAGTCATCTGCATCTACATAATCTACTCCGACAGAGAGTTCTGCATTTTCCGAAATACTTTTGGAGATGTCAGCTCCAGCGGCATAATATGTTCGATCTGTACTGTTTGTTAAATCTGTATTACCAACTGCGGCTGACAAGTCGAGAGAGGCAATCGACAGATCGAAAGAATGACCTACTCCTAGCTCTACAGTATACAAAGACTCATCAAAGTCTCTATAGACTGAAACAGATGGATTTAGCGCTACATTTGAAGAGACTCTAACCTGAAATTCAGAGAGAGCATCTCCAGGGCGATCTTCGAAATGATTTACTCCAGCATAAACAGATAGCAAGCCGTCCGAGAAAGATTTGCCTACTCCTGCTCCAAGATTATAACTATCTACTCCTGTATCAACAGATTGGTTCGTGCAAGCATGGGCGCTTAAATCCACACCTCCAAGCGCTGAACCAAGTTTTACGGAAGATTGAACTGATTGTTCTGCCTTTTGAACTCCTCTGTAAAAGAAGTCAGATGCGTAACCTACTTTCGCAGAGTTGCCAGAAAAGGCGGCGTTAGTTGTAAGCCCTAAGGCTAGTAATAATGATACGATTTTTGTTTTCATATATTTTTTATAATTAAATTTATTTTATTCTAATTTCTTTCCAGCCTACTTTTTTGTCTTTGATTAAATCCCTTACTCTTCTTTGATTATTGTTTAATTGACTGTTTCCGCTTTTTACTTCTATAAAGGTAATTTCTTCTTCGCCGAATGATATATAATCTATGGGTTTTCCTAAAAATGTACAAGCTTCTGGATCGAATTCAAATTGATCGAGGAAAGGAGCTAGAGTTTCTGCGATATGACCGAGCCTTACTTCGCTACTCTTTTTTTGTGATGTGACTTTCTTTTTTGCTTCTTTTTCTTTAGCTAATTGTATTTCTAAATCATTTAAAGTTAAAACTATACCTTTCTCTTTTTTATCTAATTCAATTTTTCGTTCTTGAATAATTTCTTGTTCACGTTTTAATGATGCGTTAAGTTCAGATATTGTTGTATTTAATTGATCCTCTCTAGTTTTTAATAATTTATTTTCAGATGATAATAAACTGACGTTGTTTTTATATTGAGATTGAAAGTATAAACTTGCTATTAGTATAATTATAGATATAAAAGCGATAATTTCCATATTTTTTTTAGTTTGATCTTAGAAAGAGAGTTAAATCTCTGTCTTTTCCTAGAATATTAACCTCATTTTTGAGCTCACACTCTACCTCTAAATAACCTTTTTTAACTAGAGTATGGCACATTCTTAATGATTGAACATTATCATTAACGACAAAAGCTCTTAATTTTTTGCATTGAAAAATTTCTCTGAATTTATCCACTAAATAAAAATATGTAGGCACAGCTCTAATAAATTCTATTCCGTTAATGCCTGAGTTTGGGGGATTAAATACATCTAATGTCCACGCATTGTTGAAGTCTTGAGGTTTATTGAATAACCAATACATTTTATTATTGTTTTTGCTGAAGCTGAAACCTTTTGTTGTGAAAGATTTTAATTTAAAAAATAATTCTCCATCAGTCTGATCCCAAAACATAAGCTTTCTGGATTCTTTGTCTAGGTCTCTTAAATCTTTTAAGAAATTATCTACCCACAATGTTGATGGGGAGATTTTAAATCCTTTATGCTGATATGTTTTTTGAGAATTTGACGGATCAAATTCGCCAATCACTTAATTAAATGAGGCTTTTCAGTTTCTACTACTTCTACTTTATTCCTGTCTTTATCTTTCCATTTTTTTAAAGTAGTTATAAGAGAATCTGCTCTCTTAAGCGCTCTGTCTTTAGTCCAATAGTCTTTCTCTTCTACTCTACGACCATTTCGTGTTACAACATAGAATTTATCTTGATTATTCATATAGTTTTGATTTGATTATTTTTAATAAGTTTGATGATTGTAGCTGTTTATTCCTAAAGTAAACACTCACTGGTAATGATATTGCTAATCCAATAGTAATAATTAATACAATAGTTCCAAAAAAATGCCACACATTAAAAAGCGCGACTTCTAATAAATTACTCATATTTTTTCCAAACTTGTACAGATTTTAATTTTAATAAATCATGCGTTTTGATTTGAGTCAAAGTTTCTTTTGTCTGAGGTCTTCTGAAGACTCTATATTTAGCCTTCCAAGGTTGATCTACGAAAGGGAGATCAAAGCGAGCTACATTTGTTCTCTGTAAAAATTCGGCAAGCTCAGATCTATTTACTAGAATAAAAGAGTCTGCTGTTTCGAAAGCGATAAATTTCGCCCTACCATAAACCCATCCTTTTCTGCCATGCTTGTCTGCAAATTCAATCCAAATCCATTTATCAAAAGATTTATTTTTAAAACGTTTTTTAGTTTTTAAATCTACCTCAATATCTTTATGGGTCGGCGTTTGAAATAGAAATTGCACATTTTCTTTTTTTAAAGAAGTGGTGGCTCTTTTAGGTCTATATCCTTTTTTTTCTGCTAAATCTTGAAACACGGAGAATGGGGTTGGGTTTTTATCCATATCAAAGGCCTAGTAAAAATCGTTTTTTATGATTTTGTTGAAAGCCTGAAGGATCTTTTATGTTTGAGTTAATATAATCAATTATATTCATTGATTGAGATTTTTCAATATTTTCGACATCGAAAGTTACATAATTTTCGACATACTGTTCTTCGGCATAATCATATTCATATATGTGTGGGGGCTGATCCCACTTGTTGATCATTTTAAGTCTGCTACCACTGACTAAAGGCATGTGATAAAGCTTTACTCGCGCAGGGACCGACTCTTTAAGAGCGTCTCCAGCTTCTCCAATTTCTCTGATGATCGGCGGGTCGAATTCTCTGACGAGTTCATTATTTTGCCCTTTATGGATTTTTGTGATTGAACTGGAGCAGCCAATTGAATAAAAAAAGATTGTTGCAAGTAAAATTTTAGACATTGTAAGTATTTGTTACACAATTATTAAAGCTTTTTTTGAGTGTACTTTTCGATTTGTTCTTTAGTATAGATATCAAAACCTAATTGTTCTAGCCACGACTTATGAACAGGAACCAAAGTTTCGGCGCCAACAAATTTACCTAAGTCTTTATAAGTTAAATGAGTGAAAGATGTAGAGCCTTTTTTTCTTCCTCTTTTAGTAGAGTTTGAGTTGTTTTCAATTTTCATATATATAGATTATATTTTAAAAGTATTAAAATGTCAATAAAAAAATAATTTTATATCATTGATATGGAAATCATATTAGCAAAATTAACACCATTTTTGTTTACTAAATCAAGGTCGGGATGCATTACACTTAGAAAGAAATTGTGAGGAAAGTGTTCTGCGAGTTCATATTTGTTTTCGTCTGAAATTTCATCGTGCAAGGGAAATAGGAAACTTCCATCGAGCATAGAAAAGTCTAAATAATTAATTAATTTATTATTTGGAGGGTTTTTAAACTTTATTGTAGTTGTATTATCTATTTTATTGACTTCATCAATAACTAATTTAATTTTAGAATCTGTGTCTTGTATTCCTGTTTCGGCATAAATTAATCTGCTATTATTCGTTACAGTAAAATATTCTGAAATATTAAGAGATGGCGCGGAATCAATTGACCTAAAATACTTTGTAATATCTGTTGAATTATCGGGAGATCGAAAAGTTATGATTTTTAATCTTAAAAAATCTGATAATTCTTTTTTTATGTTTTTATATTGCTTCTCAAGCGCCGTAGATATGATCGCATAATGCTTTGTTATGCAAATTTCATTCAAAGAAATTTTTTGAGGTAAATAACAAAAGTTTGTAATTTCGTCGGGCTGATTAAATAATTGTCGGAAGTCTGTTAGATACTCTTCATGCATGAAACTATCTGAGCGAGAGCAACTGATTAGTTCTTGTTTGTTTCCAATTTTGTAAAATAAATAATTTCTTGGATTTAGATTTAGATGTCTAATTTCATAATGATCAGGAGTATTTATAATAAGTTTATGATCTTCAACTATATATTTTTCAGTTATTTTTAAAAACTTGTGGGGCGTGATAACTTTAACTTTAAATAAATACTGCAAAAGTACCACAAATATGATTAAATAATTCTACATATCTTCTTTTAATGTCATCATTTTTGAATTCAATACAATAAGGCGTAATAAGTGAAGATAATTTTGTATGCTCCAATTTTTCATAATCATGAGACAAATTTTCATCCCTGAGGGAAATTTTTAATCTGATTAAATCAAAATCTATTAAGGTTTCTGCCATATTTGAAAACTTATCTAGAACCCGTATATCGAGTTGAAGCCGCTACCGCCTTTAGTTTCGAGAGCTTCTTTAATCTTTTTATGAGCAATATCAATTTCTGTTTCGTTAATCTCGCTATCGTCAATCTCAACTTTAACTGAGAGCAAGTCATCAAAACTGCTAAGATTAAGGTTTTCATCTTTTATGACGATGCCTTTCATTTGAAAAATATTCTGATCGCTATTAATCCCGCAACATATCCACCCTATATCCTTTCCAAAAGACGGTATTTCTTTTGAAAAAGCATCATCTAAAGGTTCTTCATCCCAAAAGAAGCAAGGTACATTATTTTCTGGCCAAGTGTGTTTAAAAGCTTCGACATTCTGCTTATCAGAAACTTCTTTCCCCCCAATAATAGAAGGGTTTAATTTATGATTTAAGTTGTTATAAACTAAAGGAAAAAACTTACCATATTCTCCACCACAATAAAGATGAAGCCATTTAAATAAATTTTGACAATTCCAGCAACCTTCTTTTTCGTTTGTAACTGAAACTCTTGATTGAGAAGATTCTGGTAGGTTTTCAAAAGAATTATAAAATTTATCAATTACGTTTTTTAATTTTAGCTCTTCCGACTCATTAACAGAATTATTCACCTGTATAATAATCGGTGATTCCAATCCTTGATCTAGCTCAAATAAGTCAAAAATTGTAGACCATAAATTAATTAAATTTAAAGATTTTTTAATAGTTGTTTCTGTGCCTGATAATAAAACTTGCTTTCTTAACTCGACACAAATTTTAACATTAAATTTTCTAGCTATAATTCCTATTTTTTTAAGCTCTTTTATTATTGATTCATAATCCGCGAGATCCTTGATGGAGCAAGGAATCGAATCATCATGCAATAAAGGAATTAAGTCGTTGAAGATAGAATATAGTTTAATGTTATTTTGCGCACAAAATTTAATATGGTTTTGAGCACATATTGCATTATGCATTATGATTTGGCTAAGCTCCGAGATAGCTTCATTCAAAGGTTTTGCATTAAAAGCTTTCTTAGATAAACTTCTAAAAGAGTTTTCGCTAGACGATTGAGATAAAGTAGAGCTCGAGCTTAGTAAACCATAAGTATTCATAATAAAAGTATTTACACTTTAAAACAAGTTATCAGGGACTTCATCTTCAGAGCCTACAGAAGCTGCTACTGCTTGAGGTTCAACTTGTTGACTTTCTGTAACATTGTTAGGTTTAGACTTATAGATGATTAAGTCTGGAGCCCTTTCATTATCTTTTTTATTTTTGTTAGCAAAAATAACAACTTTATGGACGACTTCTTGGCCAAGCTCTGTAGTCTTGAAGTGCCCTGTTAAATAGTCGGTATTACCGCTTTTGCGCCAAAGTGCCCCCATTTCTCTGGAAGACCACTCAGTAGAAGTTTTTGATTTATTTTCAGTATTCATGTTTATAATCATAATGCATATTAAGTAATTTGTCAAGTATTATTTTTGTATATCGTCCACTATGATTTTAAATTTGTTCGAAAAAATTTTTAAGTTGTTTAAGTGTAAAAAAAAATATGGATTTAATTGTAGATGGTAGTTTGACGGCTCCGCCTAGTCAAGTATACTGTTTTAGAGACCTAAGTTTATATGTAAAATGTTTTTTAAATAAAAATTTATTAATAGAATGCCAAGAAGAAGAGATTGATTTGTATTGGTCTTGGCTGAAGCAAAATAATTCATATGATTTTGTTGACGCTATAGTAAGCAGAGACGAAGTTCAAGGTTTTTATATAGGCCCGCGCCGAAAAAGTAATTTGAAGATAGAATTAATTAATTACAATAACCAATCTTTTGTATTGAAGAAAATATTAAATAGATTAACATAAAGTATGTTAAATGTTAAAAATACTGATAATATAACACATTTGTTTAAAAAAAATCAACCATTTGTTTTAAGTCATGATTTTGGATTGAGTGAAATTATCAACGTTGATAAAATATTAAAAGATTATGGAGGCCTTAAAGTTATTGTACCAGAGATAGTAGAGGGAGGTCAGTTGTCAAATTTGCAAGAAATAAATCGTATAGAGATAACTATAGAACAATATGTTAAAGAATATATAAACAAAAAAAATAACAAATATTACCTGCGCTCAGAAAATCCTTTTGGATTTGTACAACCTGAGAAAATTTTAAAATTAGAAAAAGAAATTATTAATAAGTATAATTTTGGTAAAGCAGGAGATATATCATTATGGTGGGGAGGGAAAGGTACTACCACTCCTTTGCATTACGATTCCTATAGCTATAAAATCGACAAAACCCTTAAGCAGATTCATAAAGAAAACTTCTATAAAAAACCAATAGCTCATTCTTTGTTAAGTGTTGTGAGTGGCATTAAAGAAGTATTGTTAATTAGCCCTCAATATAATGAATTAATAGAAAATTTAGATTTAGATCATTCTGGAGCCATGTATTCTAAGACAGAAATTTCAAAAATTTTAATTAAAAATAATATAAAACAAAATATAATAATATTAAATGAAAACCAAAGTTTAAATATACCTAGGTTTTGGTGGCATAGAATAAATAATATAAAACAAGGAATTTCAATAACTTATAATTTTAAACTATAGTGTAAATAATTATATGGAAGATTATCAAAAACAAGGATTAAACATGGAGCAAGCTTTTGGACTAGCTCCCACAGCTTTAATTTCTTTGTACGAGATATATTATTTAGAAGGATATCAAGACGTAGATGTTTATGATAATAGAAATTATGCGCTGCGCATGTGTTCTGCTGATAACTTGTCTGATATAGACGCTCAATCAGCTCAATACATACAAGAAAATGGATTAAAATGGGCTGGGTTTTCTTATTTTCCAATAGGTATTCAAGCTTCAAATTTCGCATCATCTTCTCAGGGCTTGCCTAGACCTTTGCTTTCAATATCAAATAAAAAAATATATGAACTAATCGCAGGAGTCGGTCATAAAGGGACGGTATTAGAGACTCTCTCCACTTACAATAAATATTTTAATGACATGACTAATGCAAGAGTCATGAGGAGGCAAGTGTTTGCTAAATTTTTGGATGGAGATAATTTTCCTCAAAATAATAACACAAATCCTTGGGGCGTAAGATCAGCGGGATCTGGAGGTTCAGCAGACTCAGCTTATGAATTTTCTTCAAGCTTGTTTTTTATATCAAAAAAAGCCAATGAAACAAAAGAGTCGGTTGAGTACGAGCTAACATCATCATTAGACGTTGAAAATGTAACCATACCAAATAGAAGTATTTTAGGGGGATATTGCTCCTGGTGTTACAGGGGCGAGGGTTGTTATTTTACTGGACCAGCCGTATCTACAGAATTAGACGAAACTAACTTTATGCTAGGACCTCAAGACTCTTATGAGAACTCTGCAGCTTTAGCTCGATTAAATTCTACAAGACCAAAAAAAAGAGGGGGATCTTCTATAATTGGAGAGTTCGACTACGTGAACAGTATAGGAGATTGGAGTTTAGATATTAATTACCAAGCAGGGGACGTGGTTAAAACTCCTCCTGCTTCTGCTGGAGAAGGTTTCGTAGCAGGAACTAAACAAGTTCAGTTAACTGCTGGAGGCCAAATAACTCAAAAAAACGATAAAACTGTATGGGTATGCGTCGTAGATCATATGTCTACTTTAAATAATGCTCCCGAAAAGAAGAACGGACAGTGGGTTGCTGACCAATGTTCGAAAAGTATAGATGCCTGTAGATTAAGATTTAGGTCTGGCTATACAAAAAACAACACATTAAGATTTGGAGGCTTCCCCGCCACAGAAGGTTATGACACAGATTCTTAATAAAATTAAAATACATGCCTTAAGTAAACTAAAAGAAGAAGTTTGCGGCTTTGTTGTCCAACTCAATGAAGAAGTTTTTATTAAAGAATGCAAAAACATTTCCACAACTCCTCATAAGAAATTTGAAATTCATCCCGAAGCATATCTTCAGACAAAACTAGAGTACGATATACTGGCTATATATCACAGTCATCCAAATTCAGAATCTTTTTCAGAAACAGATAAAATAATGTCTAGAATTAATTGCTTGCCAAATATTTTATATATAAACGAAAAAGATAAATTTGAAGCTTTTTATCCAGATCTTTGCAAAGAATATAAAATAAAAAAAATAAAGGAGATTATTGATGGTTGAGGTATATTTACATGGCATTTTTGAGGAAAAGTTCCGTTCAAAATATAATTTTGAGTTAGACTCTATAGCTGACGTATTAAAAGCGATTGACGCTGTAGAGAGTAATTTTATGACTTTTTTAGCGCGAAACCATGATCAAATGGAATTCTCTATACTGGTTGACGGGAAAGTTTTATCTCTAGAAGACGCTAATAAAAAAGATATGAAAAGGATAGATATTTTACCCGCAGTAAAAGGAGGTTTATTTTGGTTTATTGTCGGCTTAATTGTGTCTATCGGGATTAGCGTCATCATGGCAGCTAATTCTGTCCAAGCCCCAACTATGGATAACGCGTCAACTCAATCAGCAAAGACATCCTCCTACTCTTTTAGGGGAGAAACTAATGTAGAAAGCCAAGGAAAGCCTGTGCCGTTAGGTTACGGTAGATTGAGGGTAGGTAGTAATGTTATAGGCAATCAGACATGGAATAGGAATTTGTTTAGATGATAAATGTAAAATTTTATGGCATTCTCAGTAAAACGCTTGGGAAGAGGAAGTATAAAAATTTAGATGAATTAAAATTTTTTGTAAAGTATAATATATATCCTTGTAAAATTATTGAGCAAAAAAAAAGCTACGCAGTCCTGCCATTAGTTTCTGGAGAAGGGGGAGGAAAAGGAAAAGGATCGCCTCCCACTCCTTTGTTGAAGCCTCCTGCTCCAGACGAAAATTCTTTACAAAGCTTTTCTCAATCTGAAACACTTGACTTAATATGCGAAGGCCCAATTGAAGGCTTTTGCGACTCTAATGGTAATTTAATTACAAACAATAGTAATATAGCTAAAGGAGTGTACTTTAATGGAACTGTAGTTCAAAATGCCAACGATACTTATAATTACAGAAGGTTAGCTTTGAACTATGTAAAGGGAGACCATAAAGGTATAAACCCGTATTCCCAAACTCACAATTGGTCTCGAAGTAAAATTTATAATACCCAATCAATTAAACAAAAACTTGTTGGACCAAATATGGCTTCTACAGAAGATGGAGCTCCTCGACTTTATGGTGGAGGGACGCCAAATTTTGCAGGCATGGTTTCTTTAATGCAGCAAAGTGGAGAGTCAAAAGTAAAGTCAGATTTTAATACATCTCATTGGTATCAAAAAAATGGAGCCCATATAGGATATTTTTTAGGGGGAACAGGCGGTTTAGACAACGCAATAAAATACGGATATGCCGCGAGCCAAGTAGAGCACGGATCAGATATTAGGACTCATACATCAACACGAGACTTTACTGCGTGGAGCGCTGGCCACTCAGAATTTACAGAAGGAGGATTTCCTGTTTCGCATACAATTAAAAATAACGAAGTTGACTTTGCGTATATTACTATATCTATAGATGATTTAAAAGACACTGTAGATCATGGAGCAGGCGCTGGCAAAGTTGGGATTATGACAACAAGCCGAGAGCATAAAGTTGGCTTTCAGGTAGAGATTGGAGTAAATGGCCTGACCGATGAAGAAGCTCAGTCACCTGAATTTAAGGAATGGCTAAGCCATCACGGATTTAATCAAAGCTCATCAAATCCTAGAAGATCAATCTCAAGAAATTATTTTGTACAAGGTCTGGTCGCTGGAAGTAGTTATTTAGTTGATGTAGGTAGGGCTAGCTTTGGCGCTGATGGAGAAGTGATATTCGGGGAAGATAATGATTTTGATGAAGGCATGAATTCTATTGATGAGGGAACTAATCCTGCAGCAGTTTTTGACGCATCTGATATGGAAGCACTTAAGCCAGATCAATCTCTGCCCCATAATTTTGCACCATCCCAAGGCGAAGCCGCTTTAGGCTTGAATAGATTTCAACAGTTTGGAGAAAACACGACTTTAAGGGATTATTATGAAAGAGGTATGAAAACTTTTTTTATGCCAATGACCGATGCGAATAACGCTTTTAATTGTTTTAGATTACCTCCCTCTACCGTAACAGTTAATGAAGATAAAATTTCTAAAACAAGATACATTAAAGTAACGAGAACAGGAAGAGAGTTGATATCTCCAATTATGAGCGCAAAAATCAGCTTAGATAGCGTTACGGAGATTATAGACGAAAAAATAGCTTACCCTTATAGCGCAATTATACAACAATCTTTTAATTCTAGATATTTTTCAGAAAAACCAGAGAGAACCTATCATTTAAGACTTAAGAAAATTTTGATACCATCTAATTATAATCCAGATAATAGATCAACAGTTGGAGCTAATGTATACAATGGAGCTTGGGATGGAACTTTTAAATATGCTTGGTCTGATAATCCAGCATGGGTTTTATATGATTTAATGACTAATAATAGGTATGGTATAGGCGCCTATTTAGATATTAATAAAATTGATAAATGGACTCTATATAGAATAGGTAGGTATTGTGATGCTGTGGATGATGATGGAAACTTTGTAGGGGTTGATGATACATACAATGGTAAAGAGCCTAGATACTCAATGAACGTACTAATTTCAGAAGAAGAAGAAGCTTATGAACTTTTAAAAACTATAGCAGAAACATTTCACGGAATAGCTTATTGGGATGGCAGAGGAGTTTCTATATCTATGGACGGAGGAGGCAATACTATAACTTACGATGATTTTTCGAATTCTGCAAATTACGTTATAGGAACAAAAGTAGAGTTTCCTCGCTCAACTTTTAATATATACGAAAAAATTGCAAACGGAGGTAGAGGCATTAGGCCTGGAGTAGATCAGGATTGGAAAAAATATTGGAATAAAATACCTGGAATCGAAATTGACGAACCCGCCATTAACTTTAGCAACACCAATGTTGAAGGAGGCACTTTTTCATATTTTACTAGTTCAAAAGCCTCAAGATATACAGTTGCTAGAGTTGGTTACATGGATAAAACTGATAGTTATAGAAAAAAATATGAGTATGTAGAGGACAAGCAAGGCGTAAAAGAATTAGGGGTCATACGAAAAAATATTGAACCATTAGGATGCACGTCAAGAGGGCAAGCGCGTAGAATGGGGCGGTGGTTTTTCCTCACTTCTTCTGTAAACACAGAAACAATTACTTTTTCTACAGATTATAGAGCTTTGTTTTTAAAACCAGGAAATATTATAGGAGTAACTGATACTCTCAAAAACACAAATCAATCCATAGGGAAAATAGTAGATGTAGAGGGGACTGAGACTTTAGTGTTGACACATCCTATTTCTGTGCAGACCCGCAATCAAACTACCAGGCAAAATAAATATTATGACATAATACTAGGGAATATTGACCCAAGTTATAATATGGATTTTTTAGATAATAAAGGATCTGTTACTGGGGACGATATCGCTAATTTAAATAAAGCTCAAAGATTGCAAGGGTCAATTTTTCCAGCAGACGGATCAAGTACAACTACAAATAAAATTAAAGTCAAGGATCTTCAGGGTAATTTTTTAAAATTTACTAATTCTTTATTAGATAGTTATGACAATGGATATAATGTAGTATCCAAAGGTACGGATTGGGCTTTAGTTAATCCAACTGATGGAGGTGAATACAGTAATGATTGGCAAGAAAGAAAATATAGGATTCAAGCAATAGAGGAAGAGGGTGAAGGTAAGTATAAAGTCATCGCTGTATTGTTTGACGAAGAGAAGCTATCATCTATGGATCAAACTTTCCCAGTAATATCTTCAAATTATGAAATAACATTAGGTGATTCAGCCGAAATTGCAAACGCAACCCCTCCAGTCGTTGAGAAGTTTAAAGAAACCAGCTCGTCAACCCTCACTTTTAAAGTTAAATTTTCCACCACTATAGATGAATCCAAGTTTAATAGCATAACTAATAATATTATCTTGTCAAGCCCAAATGGCACACAGACTACTCACAATAATTCAAGCAGAAACGGTGGCGGAACAAAAGAATTTACAATAAATACTGGTATTGCAAAAACATCTAGCGCAGCCTCTGGAGTATGGAGCGTGTACGTTACGACAACTGGCATTCAGTCTTCTACATCCCAATCAAAAACTTCTGCCGCAGGCATATTATCAAGAGTTATAGCTGATGCGAGTTATAGTAATAGTCCCCCTGGCGTTTTGAATGTTGGTGTATTATCTGACGATGGGCAAACTAAAAGTAATTATAATACTATTACCGCTCCTGGATTAAGTTTTGATATAAGTTGGGAGTATCAAGATATTGACGGAGGAAGGACGCAATATGATAGTATCTCAACGCTACTTGGTAGTAGTCCATTTTTCGAAGGGTTTAGGGTAGGACTATGCCCAGTAGATAGAAGCGGTTTGACAAGCGCAAGAAGCGCGGGAACCCCCCAAACAACTAATGTGAGATGGATTTATGGTGATGATAATCTACTCAATAGGCTAAGCTTTAGCTTTAATTATGAAAGAAGATTTGATAAGCAAGCCGACGATGATGGTGTAGAAAGCTTTATATACAGTAATCTACAGGATGAGAGAGGTATAGCTGTAGTAGTTCAAGCTGTAGCAAGAGCAGGTAATAGTAGGAGATATAGCAGCAGAGAAACTTTTATTATGTATGACCCACCAGTTATATATACTCCTGTTATTACTTCAATCGTTCCAAGATTTATACCAAACAGCGATGTATTTTATGATTTAAATAAAGATAAAACAATATCAATCATTGTAACAGATGATGACGGAAATGAGTCTCAATCAGAAACCAGTCCACACGGAAAAATACCTGATGGCGCAGTATTTGATTTTGAAACTGAGGCCTCTAAGAACTCAAACGTTCCCTCAAGGATATATTCTGTAGACGAAGCTTTGGCATTGTGGACTGAAATAAAAAATAATACTATTAATTCTAATGTTGTCAACCAAAAGAGTAGAAAAATAAGCAGATGGTTTGGAGGAAATGCTCAAACAATATATATAGATATATCTTATGATAATATTAAGCTCGCTGCTGAAGCGTGGGAGGAATATCAGTATATAGACCCAAAATATGGAGACCAAGTCGATACTCACTGGGAGAATTTCACTATTGTAAATTACGCTCACCAAGAAGAAATCTCTGATACAGAAATGGTGTCTGAATTAGGAGATTGGACTACTGAAGATATAGTCTTTAATGATGCAAATAAACAAATTTTGAGAAAAAATCTTCCAGAGGGTGCTGGGGCAAATACACTATCAGCATTTGAGTCTATGTCTTTATTTGCTTCAGGTAGTTTT